TGCCCTGGTCAATGAGTCACGGGCTGCACGTTCAGCATGAGCACCTGATGCACTTAAGCGAAAATAAAAACGCTCAAGTGCTTTGTTAATGAGAGTTTTATATTCTTTGCCCATCGCAACGCCCTTTAATCTGCTTTCTGAATTTCAGCTTCTGAATCTATACAAATAATTTCGATATAGGGTTCATCGCCATTAATCTTACGTGCTTTTTCAGCTTCGCTAATGATTCCGTGTACAGTCTGGTACGGAAGTTCTACGGTCAGGCGCGTGCCGTTCAGATAAACGTAAGTAGCTGCATTTTTTTTCTTGATGGGACAACTCCATCAATAGCTGATGCGCGCAATAACAGTTCACCGCGAAAATCAATAAAACGGATAAATACACCTTGTGCATGCTCTTTGGTCATAACGCACCTGTTATAAATCAGTCTGTTTAATAAAACTTTGCCCGCGAAGCAGACGATCAACCGTGCGAAGTGCTTCGTACAATGTGAAATCCTGTCCAAACTGATTGTCGCCGTTGCTCAGAGCAAAAATGCGGTTTCCGGTAAATGGGTTGCGTTGGCATCTCTGAACCACGATTCCAGCTTTTTCAATCAGCCAGGTGTGTTCGCCAATTTGTTTTACTGTATGGCCATCTGGCGTTGCGTGCGTCTCGCTCAGGCTGTAGCGGATGTTGCTGCGTGATGCGCTGGTAGCGAAACGGTTAGCTTGGCGTTCCGTTTCGGTGCGAAAATTACGGCGTTGCTTCAGCATAAAATGACACCTCGTTATTTTGTCATCTGCACGTATTTCTCTGCGTTTCTGATGGTTTTCAGGAAAATTGCGAAGAGATTTACTGTACGTTTTGTAGTTTTTTTCTTTCTTGGTTGATGGGAAGGGCTGCTCTGTCAGCCTGCCTTTTCACTGCATTAACAGTTTGATTGGTACGCTTCGCGTAATCTTTCAGGCTTTCTTCGAGTACCGGTAATCCATGCTCATCGCGGTATGGGTAGAACGCCGCCAAACGCTCAAAATCCGCTTGCTCGTATGTGTTCAAGAGCTTTGTCATGATGTGATAACCTGTTCAGTCTGTGGTTATTTGTTGCTAAAAGTCGTCTATAGGCGACTTTTAGGGTTAATTTAGTCGTCTGGAGACCACCATGTCAAGTGGGTACGAAAAAAAACTGAAAGAGATACGGAAAAGTGAAGGGTTAACTCAAGCTGAGTTTGCTGATGTTACTGGGATAAATCTCGGAACTATAAAGAATTATGAGAGCGGTAAAAGAGAGGTTGGTTTAAGCGTTGTTGATCGCGTAATTAATTCTAAGGATTTCGAAAAATACACTATATGGCTTATGACGGGAAAAACAAATGAGGCTGCTGGGCAGATCAGTCCCTCTCTCTCCCCTGATGGGCCAGAAAACACATCGTCTTCTCAAAAGCCCCGCAAGACTGGTACACAGCCCGGCTAATCATGGAACGCTGGGGGCATGGTGGTCTTGTAACGCTGGGGTTTCACGAATGAGCATAAAATCAATTCCGGGAGGGTATCTTCTTGACATGCGCCCGGAGGGGCGTAAAGGCAAACGCATTCGTAAAAAATTTAAAACGAAATCAGATGCAGTTTTATATGAGCGGTGGGTGCTGGCGCAACAGCATAACAATGAGTGGAAAGGAAACTCTATTGATCGCCGTCCTCTGTCAGTGCTTATTGACTTGTGGTGGAAATACCACGGCCAGCTAATGAAGTCAGGGCATAACACGCGCCTTAAATTGCTGCGCTTGAGTGAGGCAATGGATGACCCGTGCGTGCATAAACTTAATACAACGATGCTCACCGAGCTACGTGTGTCCAGGATAGAGCAGGGGATACAGCCCAGCACCATAAATCGAGAGATTGGGGCGTTAAGCGCGATGTTTACCGCACTCATCTCATCCGGCCATTTTCTTAATGATAACCCCGTTCAAGGCCTTAAAGGAATGAAGGTTAACGAGCGTGAAATGGGATATCTGAGTAAGTCTGAATGTGTTCAGTTGCTGGATGCACTGGCTGAAAATCCCGATGAACGGCTGGCTGTCGAAATCCTTCTGTCGACCGGGGCGCGATGGGGCGAGGTAGCGGCACTGGAGCAGCGCCGTGTTCTTCATTGTCGAATCACTTTTTCAAAAACGAAGAACAGCAAAAACCGTACCGTTCCTATTTCTGAAAGCCTGTTTGAAAAGATCAAAAAACGGGGCGGGAAACTGGTGTTTCCGACGCTGGATTATTCATTGGTTCGCGATGTCATCAAAACGGTCGCACCTGATGTTCCTGACGGCCAGGCTGTTCATGCGCTGCGCCACACCTTCGCCAGTCATTTCATGATGAACGGCGGCAATATTCTGACGCTCCAGAAAATTCTGGGGCACGCAAAGATTCAGACAACGATGATTTATGCCCATCTTGCGCCGGATTACCTGCAGGATGCGGTGAGGTTTAATCCACTAGGAGGTGCTTAAGAGTGAAGTTTCATTTAGATGAACTTAAAAGAATGGCAACGCTCGATAATTTTGCGCGTTTTCTCAATGAGTCGTCTACGAATGAAAAATGTTTGTCGTGTGGCGATACGGATATGTACATGTATTTGACGAATATTGTTGAGGTGGGGCCTGAGCCGAAAACTGCTGAGGAGTGTGATTTAGGCACTCTTGTTATGCTTGATTATATCGGTCCATTTACTGGGTATCCGGGATATGAGGGACATGATCGGGAAAATATCCATAACTATGAATTCCGACTTACCTGTAACAGATGTGGGTTTGTTCATCGTTACTCGGCCCGGGCCTTTATGAACTGGGTAGGCAAGCAGGGTGATGAGAAGTGATGGCAGAGAATGTTGCACATATTTCGCGGTTCAGAAAAAAGAAAGAGAATGCCTATAATGTATCCAACAACCAAGTAACAGGAAGTGGTAATGATGGAGGTGATGGCATGAATGACGACCTTGAACGGCGGGTCAGTTGCCTGGAAAGTGATGTGACTGAAATCAAAAACAACCTGATTACTCTCACCACAAGAAGCGAATCCTTTGCTACCAAATCTGATGTACTGGAGATTCGCGAAGGGTTGAGGCTTGAGATGGCAGAATCTCGCCAATCCCTGAAGTCTGAGATGGCTGATTTACGCCAGTCTCTGAAAGTTGAGATGGCTGAGCATCGTACTGAACTTCAGAAATCATTTGCAAATCAGACTTGGTTACTCACAGGTATTGTCCTGTCTGCGATGGCCGTGCTTGTGGCTGTGGTTACTGTTATTAAGTAAATTTATGGCGGCGATATGATCCACAAAGTGACCACATCCCTGTTATTTGTTGTGGTTGGCTGTGTTTTTGTGTGTCTGTAAGTCTTTGATAATTATCTAACTTATTGATTTTTACTTGTGTTTATGGCCGCATTGCGGCCTTTTTTCTTTCAAGTAAAGGATACCCACCGTAAAATCACGCTACCTCTTTTCAGCTGAATGGATAACATGCTGACTTTTGCCCGCCAACAACAGCGACGAAACGTTCGCTGGCTTCTGAGCCTGTCACTGCTGGTGCTACTGGCTACACTTCTGAGCTTATGCGCAGGCGAACAGTGGATTGCCCCCGGTGACTGGTTAAGCGCCCGGGGGAACTGTTTGTCTGGCAAATTCGCCTTCCCCGCACGCTTGCGGTATTGCTGGTTGGCGCTGCGCTGGCGCTATCTGGCGCCGTGATGCAGGCGCTGTTTGAAAACCCACTTGCTGAACCGGGTCTGCTCGGCGTTTCGAATGGGGCCGGTGTTGGGCTTATTGCCGCCGTCTTACTGGGGCAGGGGCAACTGCCAGGATGGGCGCTGGGGCTGTGCGCTATAGCCGGCGCGCTCATTATTACGTTAATCCTGCTGCGTTTTGCGCGTCGCCATCTCTCTACCAGCCGCTTGTTGTTGGCGGGCGTCGCGCTGGGCATTATCTGTAGCGCGCTGATGACGTGGGCTATCTATTTTTCCACCTCTTTCGATCTGCGGCAATTAATGTACTGGATGATGGGAGGATTTGGCGGCGTTGACTGGCAGCAGAGCTGGCTAATGATTGCGCTCATCCCGGTACTGATCTGGATATGTTGCCAGTCGCAACCGCTGAATATGCTGGCGCTAGGGGAAACCTCGGCGCGGCAGCTTGGCCTGCCGCTGTGGCTCTGGCGCAATTTGTTGGTCATCGCCACCGGCTGGATGGTGGGCGTCAGCGTGGCGATGGCGGGGGCGATTGGTTTTATCGGTCTGGTTATTCCGCACATCCTGCGCTTATGTGGTTTAACCGATCACCGGGTTTTACTTCCCGGCTGCGCGCTGGCCGGGGCTATCGCCCTGCTATTGGCTGATGTGGTCGCCCGACTGGCGCTGGCGTCGGCTGAACTGCCTATCGGGGTGGTCACCGCCACATTGGGGGCACCAGTGTTTATCTGGCTGCTACTCAAATCCGCGCGTTAGCGCATCGGTAAACAACTGCTTTCATCATTCGCAGTCTATGATTAAAGGCTAACGATGAAACCCGCTATTCTACCGACATCAGGGAGACACCATGCAAAACTCGCTTCTTAATACTCACGTTACGACGATTGATGGAGAGGTCACTACACTT